CGCCAAGGGCTAATCCCCCACCTGCGCCTATTCCGTACAAACCTCTATCATCTCGCATATATCCATAGTCATCACTAACTTGATATAAATTTCCATTAAAACAAATTAATGCATCCCATCCAGAATCGTCATCATTTTTATTCTTAGGTGCTGGGTCATAACCTGCTTCAGTTAGAGTTTGTTTTATAGATGGTAATACTCTAATCATCATAAATCTATCTGGGTCTTGCGTCTTAATTACTTTAGGTGGTTGCCATAAGTTATTAAGTATATCTCCTGCTATAGCATCACCTGCTACTGCAATTAAATATTCACCAACTTTAACTATCTTGTCGCAACCCTTTGCTACATATGGTTTATCCGTATATGTAGTCATAGAATCTGCTGCTAGGACAGCCCAACCTTTACCTTGAATTCCAACAATAGCCGTCACTATTTCCCCCAAGTTATCTTCTGTTTACTGTCCTTACACTTGCATTAGCTCTTCCAGCCATATTTAAATTACTTAATAAACTTTGTAACTCTGGTCTTTGTTGTTCTTGAGGTGGTACTTGTTGTACTTGTTCTTCTGGTTGTGAGCCTCCAACTGGAGCGCCGGGAGCAGAGGGGACGGACGGCTGCTCGACCGATGGTGCGCCACCAGCTGGAGGATTCTCGGGTGCAAATACCTCACTGATGGCATCTTCAATTGCTATGCCTTTCTGACGTTGCCTAATGACTTCAGCTATCTTGTTAACAATGTTGCTTGGGTCACCGCCCTGAGCAGCGATTTGAGGTATTGCTTGTGCGTAAGCTTGCAATGAACCAATCAATGCAGCTCGCATATCTTCTGTTTCAATACGCTCTTGTTCTAAGGTGACGTTGACGTTAAATGGCAACTCACGCATAGCCATATCTTTAGAGATAAGTTTTCCTCCAAGAGCTTGAAGCATGAAGATAAGTCCTTGTGCTGGGTTAAGTCCAGCCAACATTCCGTATCTTACATCGGCTGAGTAATCACCCTTGATATCTTTTGTAGGTGTATATGTAACCGCATAAGGTGCACCAGCATCGGTGCCACGAATTGTTTTTTCTACGTTAAATAATTTCTCATCCATCTCAAAGCAAAGAGAAATAACATCACGTAATGCTGTAGTAAATATAGATTGTGCTGACTTAACCTGTGTATCAAATGCACCTAATAGTGCTTGTACACCTTCGCCAGTAATAATTGAAGCTTTAACATTTCCAGTACGTGACTCAGGATAGCGAGCTCCTACACGAAGTTCTTCATTTAGAAGTTGTTGTTCTGTAAAAGCTCCTTGTGGGATATTAAGTTCAACACGTCTAACACCTGCTGGATTGTTTGTACGAATTACAGCGTCTCCGCCTAATTGCAATTCCTGTACATCGTTTGGTAATACAATTGGTGCTTGAACAGATTTCTCTGCAGCTTCCATTGCAAGTAAAGCAAAACGGTTACGAAGTAACTGAATTCCTAATACATCATCAAACTGTCCGCGTAGCTCACCATCAACACCTGGGCGTCTAGCAATGATTACATTCATCTTACCCAAAGGATTACTTGCCTTTGATAGAACTAAATTCTTTCTTGCAGGTATATAAATAACTGATTGGTCTTTATCGTAATAACGAATCATCTCTATTTGAGAATTAAGATTCTGTGTGTAACCTTCTGAACCTAAAAGCTGTGATTCAAATTCAGGGAACTGGCTAACTAGCTCACCTAAAGTAAAGGTATAACGTTTTACAAATGCATTACATCTTCCATAACGGTCAAACTCTGGATAAGCTCCAATAGGATTTTCTAATCTAATCCGTGGTAATCCTGCTTCTTCATCTAGTTCAACAATAAAAGGAAGGAAACCATATGTTATGTACATGTCTGCGCCGTTGTACATGTTTACTTGCAAATCTGAATGACGGAAATAGTTAGCAGCAATTCTTGTACGCTTGTCTGCAAACTGACGTGCTCTATCTGAAACTTGGTTTACTGCTGAGCAGTTAACAGCAGGTAACGGAGCCATGACTTCTGCAAGGTCTCTTGCAACAATATCAATAAAGTTAGCTACTACGTTTTGGTCTATACCATCTGGAAAAAAACTAGGATAAACTTGTGAGATTTTTCCTTGACGAACAGCAAGTACGTCTAGGTTACGTGCATCTCTTTCGGTAGAACGATAACGCAGAGATTCAACTCTAGCGGTTATCTGTTTCATATCTAATGCCATAAATTAATCTCCCTGAGATTCACGTTTTGTGCGAGCAATAAATGCTTTAATAGCATCTTCTTCGTTTTCATACCAATTACGTTCTTTAAACACACCAGGTGTTCTTTCAACAGAAGTACCAGAATTACGTACAGTACTATCTGAAAAATTCTTTAATCCCATTTCTTCAGCTTCTTTTGCATTCTTAAGTTTTTCATTAAGATTTTGCATTTCTTCAGGACTCTTCTTAAAAATTAACCTACCGCTACTATCTTTGACTTCAGTATCTTTAGCACCTCTAGGTATTGGTGGTAGTTCATCTTTTGGTTTTGGAATTTTTGGAGCTACGCCTGATGTTTTAATATCAAATACTTGTGGCTTAGGTAATGTTGGTTTCATAGGCGCAACAACCTTTTTGGTTTCTGGTGTCCATACTCTCATACCCGGAGCAAAAGGTGGACGAATACTTACTGCATCAGGAGGTAAGGGATTAGTTCTCAAGGGAGGCATATCAGGACGTAGCCCTCTGTTCATCTGAGCTTCAATAGCCGCTTTTTGTTGAGGTGATACTGAACCTAGTCCAAATTTTTTAGCTTGCTCTATAGCAAAGTCTTTGCCAGTTTCTTTAGGTTCTGGAACTGAACGACGTAATTTTTTTTCTTCTATTTTAGCTACAATAGGTTTAACTGGAACTTTAACAATTTCATTTTCAGGATTGTAAAGAACTTTAGGTTTAGAAAACCCAGCTGCTTTTTCTGCAACTTCGCGAGCTTCTTTAGCAAGCTGTGCAGCTAAGCGTGCAGCCTTAAGTGGGTTTACCATTGTTGCCTATCTATAAAGTTTAGAGACGTGTTTAGCGCCTTCTTTAACAATGCCGCCCACAGCACGAGCACCTATTCTACTTACTTTAATAACTGGAATAACACTTGAAGCAACGGCTTGAGTAAATCCTACATGTTGTTTTAAAGTTGGTAATGACATTTTTTTAGAGCTATTCATTATCTACCACGTCTGTTGCTATTGACTTTAATAGTATTTGATTTAACAGGTGGATATTTATTTTCTAATGCATCCGCTCTATCTTGATTATCCAACTTAGTTTGAGTGGGATTTCTTGCGCCTCTAGCGGGAGTTTTATTTGGGTTTGAATTAATTTTAATAGGTCCAGCACTGCCATTTTTATAAATTGGGTTAACAGTCTTGCCACTAATACCCTTGTCAGCAATATTACGTATTGCTAGCTTTGGGAATAGAGTTGCGATTTTAATTATATTTACCATGTCAGTTCCTTATCCGTATATTTCAGACCATTGCTCATTAAAAGCATCGTCTAAATTAATTGAGTGTCTTTGTTCCATTTGAGCTCTAGTAGCCCATCTGTTGTTTAAGTAAGGTGTTATCTTTGTACCAGTTTGAATCAATTCCCGTGCTTTAATAATTGCAAACCATAAAGCCATAACACAGTCTGTCTTACCTCTAGTGTCAGGCTTCCAGGTAATCAACTGCTGTACTAAAGCTTTGATTCCTTCTGAGCCATCACTTGATGGGAGTTCGACGAGATTATTGTTTTGAAACTTACCGTCTTGAGTAGTTCCGAATAAGCTCGACATGGAGGCAACGCCAAAGTTTGAGTCCCATTTATTTTTTCCTGTATGGTGAGAACTAAGCCGTACGCCGTATCCAGCAAGCCATTGCCGTAAGTTGTCATCTAATTCAAATGCTTTCTGAAATGCGTTAATTTCAATTCGTATCTCTTGGGGTTTGTACTTGATAGTCATTTCTTCTATAGCAGTACGTATCTTTTGATAACTAGGTTCTGTCATGTTTAAGCAATCTAGTACGTAGATACGCCCATCAGCTCTGTTATAAGTTATTGCAACTAAGGCTGCATTACCAGCAATAGCTGGGTCCATACCAATAATGGTGTAACCCTCAACAACTTTAGGATGACCTGTTGCTCCTGGCTTTAAAGGTCCGACTCTTCTAGACCCGAATACGCTTCCCTGTACCAAGGCTGGGGGGAAGATGGAGTTTTCTTGGACGTCTTCTTGTTGGTAGACAAGAGCCCATGTAGTCGGAGTAACCTCTGAACGACGCTTAAATAATGTTTGTCCATCCCATTTTGGATAGTACCCATCTTTATTGGGAGGTACCGTTTCATCGCCATCCCAAGGGACATCAGACTCTTTCCAGAGCGTGACCCAGTTTTCAGGCTTCTGCTCGTACTCCAGTACAGCAGGCATACCCATATAAGTAAAGGGAGACTTACCACCAGACCAATGCTCAGGACTACGAAGTTCTTTATATAGGTCAGTAGGCGCAATTCTGGTCCCCACAATTAATAGCTTGCCGTTTTTGCCGAGACGAGTGATAACTTCTTTTTGCAGCCAGTTAAGTTGTTTTTCCCATTCATGGGCGTTAGCTGTGGTTATCACGTCGTCAAGAATAATTAAATCTGCACGGGCTCCATAAATCTGCCCACCCATACCTAGTGCTTGAATGGTAGGGTCTTTCTCACTTGAATTACGAGCATCACTCCCGAGATACACTGTATCAGTTCGCCAAGTGTCTGCGTCTTCTTTCCACCCACCTTGAGGACCAAATGCGTTTTGCATCTTAAGCCATCTTGGATGTGAGAGACGTTGCTTGATTGCGTACACGTATTCTCGTGCCTTTACTAGTGTCTTAGAAACAACAATGATTCTAACATTAGGGTCGAGAGCGATGCGGTATGTTGAGTAGTTCACGGTAATAACCGTGCTCTTAGCGTGCTCCGGTGGCACGTTAATAAGAATCCTAGATTTGTCAGCCTTGTCATATATCATGTTAGGATGAATCCAGGAAGGTTCCCGTCCCTCTAACAAGTCGACCCAGTCTTGATGATGTGGGAAGACCGTCTGCTCTAAAAAATTTTTTGAGAAATCAGCAAAGGGTAAATCCTTCTTATCGTAACCTAGGTTAGCTAGAGTGAGAGTCTCACCTAGTTCCTTAGCCTTAGCTAACTCCTTTGCAAAGTCAGTATCCCTAAGCATCCACTGCCGAACCGTATCTGGTTTCTTACCAGCTAGATTCATAGCTTGGTGGGTGGTAGCCCCTTGCCCCACTAACTCTATAACCTTAGCCTTAGCCTCGGCTAGAGCCTTAACTTTAAAGTGCTCGTCGCCCGCCTTGAATGTCATGGTGTCCTTTAGGTAGTCTTTCGCCGTCCTACACTGTCTGTCAGTCACCTGTACTGTAACTGTATGAGTCAGGCTATATAAGAGCCTGACGAATAACTTACTGCTACATACAGTACTAATCCGTCCAAACAGGTAAAACGGACGTTTTATTTTAAAGTATTTTTATTACCTATGTTAAGTAGGTCGTTATGTCCTATTTTATACTGATTTAGCACAGGTCACTATAACCCCAAATAATTTTAGGGAGAGATACAGTACTACTTACGGTGTATACTTAAAAGCCTCCGGGTCATACGACCCTCCAGCTTTTAGACTG